GCCGCATCCCTTACGTTTTCTTCAACCATTTCTGCAAGTACTTTTAAACTTTTCAAAGAATCAATCTTGCGTTCAACTTGTGAAAGTCTTTTCGATGCGCCATCGTAACCATCTTGCAAATCGCGCGTTGCTTCCTGAAGTTCCCCATCTGCAATAATCTTTTGCGCGTGATTGATACGATTGATAGGGGCGCTTTTTAAATGCTCAGTTTGTCTTGCAATACGCCCACCAATAACCAAAGAAAGTAATTGATTAAGTGCTTTTAGTTGTTCTTGGTCTTTCATTCGTTCTGTAATAGGGTCAGTTTTAATCCATTTTCCATCTTTTCTTACACCCAAGTAACTGGGGTCACTTGAGTTAAAAAAAAATGCGCCGTCTTCAATCATTGTTTTACCTCCTGTTGGTATTTACCAACTATTTTATTAAGTTTCCACTTTTGATCTTCTAATTCATCAATTCTAAGATTTAAAGTTTTGTTTTTTTCTTCAAGTTGCGCAAGATGATCTTTATATCTTTCTAATTGTTCAACGTATTGTTTATATAAGGTGTCGTAATTACGTTGATTCATTTCCTTGCTTTGCCTAATAGATTCTTTACATTGTTTTTTCATTAGTTTTGTTGCTTCATTTTTTTGCTTTTTAATAGCTTTGATATTTGCTTTCCACATATTGACCTCCGCCGTTTTATATTCCAATAGCTTTTCAAGGCATTTTGTTTCTTTCGGGTCTGTCACTCTCATATACCACTTCATCGCAACATCTTTTTGATCTGTTTTTTCAAGTGCAACAAACATACAATCGACAACATTGATTAACTGATTCTGTTCTTTGAAATTATGAACCCACTTGCCAAGAAAATATTTAAACTTCTTAACCTGTAGTTTTGTAAGTTCATCAGTAACCATTTCAAGATTACTTTGCCATTCTTCATATTGTTCAAAGTCGTGATCGGGTTCGCGTAGTTTCTTTTCCAAGAACTTAATCCGCATCTTCAAATCAAGTTCTTTATCTTTGAAATCGTATTTACTCATAATTCTGGACTTTTTTGAAAGTTGACATATTCTTCATCAGGTACAACCTGCATTTTCCATTTGCCAGTAGTTACAAAGTTGCTTCCATATTTCCAAGTTGGGTCTTCTTTCTCATATTCATAATCAGAAAGCTGATACTGTTTTTCTTCTTTAATATGACCAGATAGTTTTTTGACTCTTGTTTTTGAACTATCAATATTAGAAGGCCAAGGCCAAACAATATTTGAAATAGAATTATCTATTTCTTGTAATCTTTCGCGAACTGAATATTCGCTGTTCGCATAAAATTCAACTGTAAATTTTCTCATCGCAACACCTCGCAAGCCGCTTGAATACCCGCCGCACAATCGTTGCGGGTCATATCGGTCAACGCCCCATCGAATCCCAAATAAAAGATTCCTGTCGCGCACATAACCATAAAGAAATTAGTCATTGGTTTAGTTTGTTTGATAACAATTTAATTATAATAAAATTAAAATGTAATGTCAACCCTATAATTCATGTTATATATTGAAGGCATGGGCAAAAAAGCAACTAATATCGAAATAGATCAGCGTATTAACAAAATATACGATTTGCTTTTGCTCGGAAATTCAAAAACGCAAATTGCTCGATACTGCGCGGAGAATTATTCAGTTAGCTTACGTCAAACAGAAGAATATTTGTCTCGCGCTCGCATACTACAGGAGCAAGATGCACAACTAGAGCGTCCGCAATGGCTCACAGGGGCAATTGCCAGACTTGCAGATTATGAACGCCGCGCATCAATGGAGAATCAATTGCAAACCGCCATCCGTGCCGTAGAAATGCAAGCAAAATTATTACGCTTTGATATGTCAGCATGAGCCTTATTTCTGATGTCTGCGAAAAACAACCCCTCCTCGACTTTTTAAGTCCTCCTGATGAAAAAGATACAGAGATAATATTAGAGCGTGTATTATCTGATCTTCATACGGGTCAACTATCGTTTGTAAATGACACAGATACGGAAATATTGGGCTTATGCGCGGGCTATGGGTCAGGTAAGACGCGATCTTTACTGGCAAAATGTTTATATCTTTCATTGTTAAATCAAGGCTTCACGGGCATTGTATTAGAACCTACGCAACCGCTAGTTCGTGATCTCTTTGTAACAGAATTTGAGGAATTTTTGTTGAATTACGAGATTCCTTACACATTCAGAAGTTCGCCGTTGCCTGATTTTGTTTTACATTTACCCAAAGGAGATACGCGGATAATGTGCAGAAGTTTCGAGTCTTGGCAAAGAATAATCGGTATTAACGCCGCTTTTATATTGGCAGATGAAATTGATACAGTTGCAAAACCGATTTGTGATCGTGCTTTTCCGAAAATCCTTGGACGTCTTCGCGCAGGGAATGTTCGCCAGTTTGCGGCGGCCTCCACACCTGAAGGTTATAAATGGTTCTGGCAAACTTTTGGGAGTGATGAAGCAAAAGAAAAAGATGACAGAAAGTTAATAAGAATGAAAACAACAGACAATCCACATTTGCCCGCAGACTTTATTGATAGAATGAAAATGAATTATGACCCAAATCTTCTAAAAGCATATCTTGAGGGTCAATTCATATCTTTAACAACTGGCGCTGTTTTTGACCGCTTCGACAGAGAAAAACATATAACAAAAGACATTCCAAATTATTCAGAAGAAATTATAAGACTCGGAATCGACTTCAACATTGGCAAGATGTCTTGCGTTTGCGCCGTGATTAGAGATAACAAACTTTATATTTTTGATGAGATACGCGCACATGACACCGACCAACTGGCAAAAGAAATCAGATCAAGATTTCCACATAACAGACTTTACGGCTATCCTGATTCGTCAGGCGGAGCAAGATCGACAAATGCTACTAAAACCGACATCCAAATTCTCGAAAGTTATGGAATATCCAATCAATCGGGGGCGTCTAACCCATCCATTAAAGACAGCGTTAATAATGTTCAGCGCCTTTTATGCAATGGTAAAGAAGAAATTAGTCTTTTTGTTCATCCGCGTTGTAAAAATGTCATCGAATCTTTGGAACTTCAATCTTATACAGAATCAGGCGAACCAGAAAAAACAGGATTAGATCATTTCTCTGATTGCGTTCGATACCTTTGTTGGCGTTGCTTCAATCCCTTACATTTGGGGGCAGGGCGCAAAACAGGGATTAGAATATATTAAAAAGTGTATTACTATTAAATTAAGCTAGGGATTAAGCCGTGTATTCTTCTTTCAACCATTACGACAGGACAAGATCAAGTAAAGCTGTTGAGGTTCAAGACCCTAGCAATGCTTATGTAAATATGGAGCCGAATTGGATATTGATTGAAGATTTGATAACAGGAACTTATGGGATAAGAAAAAGACATCGAAAGTATTTGCCGCAGATGCCGCGCGAACAGGACGAAAGCTATGACAACAGACTTGCAACTTCAGTTCTTGCGCCTTTGTACGTCAGAATTGAAAGATTGCTTGCGGGTATGCTTACGCGCAAACCTGTTCGATTAAATGAGGTATCAGAACGAGTAACGGAAGATTTATTTGATATTGATTTACAGGGTAACGATCTTACAAGTTGGACATATGAGACAGCAAAAATAATGTTGCGTTATGGTCATGTCGGGGTTCTTGTAGATGCACCGACAGGCGGAACTGGCCGACCTTATTGGATTACATACAGCCCGCGCGAGATTCTTGGTTGGCGGACAGAACTTGTTGACGGGCAACAAAAACTTACACAATTAAGACTTTTGGAACGGGTCACAGAAGAAGACGGCGATTATGGACAAAAAGAAGTTGAACAGGTTCGATTACTAACGCCGGGTGCCTTTGAGGTTCATAGAAAAGGCAGGCAGGGAAAATATGTAAAAGTTGATGAAGGTACAACGTCCTTAGATTACATTCCATTTGCAATTGCATATTCAAATAAGGTTGCTTTCTTAGAATCGCGCCCGCCGATGCAAGATATTGCAGAACTTAATTTGTTGCATTATCAAAAAAGTTCAGACTTTGACAATCAATTAAGAATATCTTCTGTTCCTTTACTTTGTTTATTTGGATTTTCCTC